AAATAATGATTTGTGTATCTAAATGTATTGTCTTTTTGAGATCCAACAGCACAAAACTTTATTTTAGAATTATTTAATATATTTAAATTTTCTACATAATAATTGATATTTGGAACAATAACATCGTCCTCTGTATAAAGAGCAGTTTCAAAACCCAATTTTTCTGCAAGTCCAAATAATAATTTTGTATTTCTGCTTATTGTCGGATCAACATTACCAACGAATATAAGAATGCCATTATTTGGAGGCAAAGCTGTTAAAGAAACATGGTCTTTACCTTCAAGCTGACACTTTTTGTGATACAGTGCAGATTTTACTATTTTTTCTTTGTTCAAAAAAAAGTAATCAACTGAATTAATAATATCGCTATTAACTTCGCATCCAGAACACAATATGATAGGACAACCAATCTCTTTTAGTTTAGAGATTTGTTTTTTTAATGTTAAAATTTTTTTTTCTGAATTAGGAAAAGAATTTATTAAAACTACATTTTTCATCTGGCAAAAAATGGAACAAAAGTTGCGGAATTTTTTTCCGCTTTTATGTCCATCATGTCATAATATATTTTAGTCATCCAATTTCCAAGCACCAAACAAGCATAAGAGTCTTTTCTAGTTTTCTCCGCGCCGCTTTGTTTTTTTAATTCTGGAGGCAGATCAAAACTTTGATGACCGTTTGCGGTCGTTGTTGGGATAATCAGCGAACATTGAGCTTTAACCAATTCAATCATGTCTGCCTGATGATCAACAAAATCAACCATCTTAGCTTCGATACTTTGAGTATCTTCATGGTCACGAATAAATTTTAAATTTTTGATTGGAATAGTTTTACTTTTTTGCGATGTAAAATCGTCGTCTACGGCTTCAGCAGCAAATAATATCTTTCTATGATCAAAATTTGATTGAAGCAATTCATTCGCATATCTTATCCAGCCACTAGTAGGTATTCGAAGATAACAAATTCTACCAGAGCTTTTGCTGTAAACATTTCTTGCTTTTCTTAATTCATCTTGATAAGTTTCTGGAGTATCAAAATCTGCTTCAAATGTTTTAACTTCTATTTTGCTATTCTTAAACAGTTCACTTTCATTTGCAGCATTTATAAATTGCAATCCTCCGTTATAGTCACCGCACATAGCGACAATATTAAAGCTAGTCAACAAATAATGAAGATACTCAATATGTTTTCTTAAATTAGTTCCAGACAAAGCGTAGTTATGCACGACAATTCCTTTACGATTTGTTTTGTCGAGCTTAATAACGTTCATGGCAAAATCGTCAGACGATTCGTTTTCTGCCCAAGACGGGTCAAAACTTAATATATATTCTGCATTTTTTTCTCCAGCAACTTCAATTGCTTGCCCTTCTCCAGCTTTAATTGTGCATTCATGCATTTTACTCAGTTTAAAATACCCAGACGAATCATCAACAAATTGAGATCCAAATTCTCTTTTGAATTGAGATTCTGACATGGTTGCTTTTGCTTGAGTTAACAAACTTTCATCATACAGGCCATGAGGAGCCACATCGTAAGAAAAATGCAAGATAGCTCTTGTAGCTCCTCCTTTAGCATTTCTTTCTGGCGTAATGATTAAGTCTTCATATTGCTTATAAAGTTTATACATGTACTCAAACTGATAAGACGCAGAAGAAAGAACAATAATTTTATTATTAGGCCAAACAAATCGATCCTCTTCTTTCATTTCGCCACGCTTAATAAGCTCCGTTTCCAAGTCGTAAACTTGTTTTCTTTCAGTTGGGTTTTGTACAACAGAAAGGAAGGGGATAATAACTTCGTTAAAAATGCGATCTGGCATAAGCAAAAACTCATCAATCATCATACGGTGAAAGCGAAAACCACGGAGTTTTTCACCGTCGCCAAGAGGCAAACAAGTAATCTTACTGCGTCCAAATTCCATTGTCCATTCGTCTGAACTTTTAGAAACCTTAGTTATACATTGTTTTAAAAATACGGCATTAGGCTTTTCTGCAATTTCTTCTATCTTGCGGAAAATCATCTTTGCCTGACGAAATGTTTTACTAACAATACCAATATGTACCCCTTGATTCAATATTGCATCAAGAGATGCAAACACTGCACAAGTGAAACTTTTTGAAAGTCCACGGCTCCACACCATCATAGAGTAATCTGTTTCAAACATGGTTTTGATCGCCATATGTTGAAATGGAAATAGCTTAACGCCGCAAATAATTTCCGAAGAAAACGAAATATTTGAACGCAAAAATTTATAGAGAAGAATTTTAGCGTCTCTTTCTTCCAAGAACCCTTGTTTACTAAGGATTTCTTGGTTTACGTTACGGAATAAGCTTTTTCTTTTTTGGTTTCCTTCGATCCAAGCCATGATTTATCCTTATCTAAAAAATATTGAACATCAACATCCCAAAGAACACTGCCAATTGCAGTTAATTTCGGTATAAGAATTTCACTGTTAGTTCTATTGCCAGAAAATATAAATTGACAGTACCCCGCAAACTCATGCTGCAACAATCGCATATTATGATATATAAATTTTAAATTCGCCTTATGAGGAGTAAAATCATTGTTACTACTTATACGTTCTAAAGTTGATTCTACAACAACGAATAGATAACACTCCATGTCTTTGCATCTTTGCAGTTCGCGCCTAAATCTATCTAAATTTTCACCAACTAAAGTTCCTTTAAAATCGGATTCAGATTTTCTGTCTACAAATGTTTTTGTATAATTTGAACCACTAGCAGTATAGTCGCCAAAGTCTAGTTTGACTTTTCTTTCTTTTTGAAAAGAAAGAGGCTGCTGTTCTCTTGTATCTACAAATATCTCTACATTTGAGAAGTCTTCGTAAAACTTTCTAGGTAAACTGCGCCTAAACATAGGTTCTATCCCAACTTCGTCGCAAACTTTAGAATAAGTACCAAAATGTTTTTTATAAATATCTATGCTCGGCATTTCACTTGTTTCCAATTCTAAATGACAAGGAGCATATTTTAAATCTTTAGCTTTGATTCTGTAAGCTAACATTTTTTTGATTTGCTGTTTTACAGTTTCGGAAGATTCTATTTCGCACCATCTTAATAACTGACTTCTGTTTTCGAAATCTTTTTCGAAATAAGAATCTTTGTCTTTGAAAGGCAAATAAGTTCCTGTTAAAAGGTTTTTTCTAGGATAATGAGTGAGATAATATTCATTAAGGCCAATCTTATGCTTTTTTAAATGTGCATGGAGGCTCCTCTCAGAAAGAAAGGAACTGTGGCATATTTTGCAACAGTTGGTATTATCAGACTGCATCATCTAATGATATTCCTAATATGCGCGCCTTCCATTCTACCATACTTTCCATTTTTTTTGCTTCTTCTGCAACGAGAGATTTTTGCATTTCGGCAATTTTAATCATATTGGCTCGCTCTTCTTCATCTTGGAAAAGTTGCACAATAGAAAGAATAGAAGCATTCTCTTTATGTTTAGAAGATATTCTTTCTCTTCTGTCTCCTTGTAATTTTTTAATTAAGCTTTCTACTCTGCCTTCGCACTGATGATATTCGCTGCTTTTAGCTTTAATAATTTCGGCTAAACGAATACTCATTTCATTTTGCTCTTGAGTTTCCTCAAACATTTTGTTTAATTTGTCCAAATGGCGAGAAGTAGTTTCTAAATTAATAATTTCTTTGCAAACATTCATATACAAATTAACTTCATCCGCTGTCAAATCTGGTTTATCCCAAGTCATGCGGATGAATTCTTGTTCAAAAATATTTCTATCCTCTTCTGAAGTGTAACAGTTTATAATTTTTTGAAAACGAGAATTTAGTAAATTAATTGCGAGTTTTTCTGCACAAACCTTTTGCTGTCTTGTTAACCGATCTTTATCAATTTTTTCTCCAGTGGCTTCGTTGATTCGATTAATCACACGTTCTATTGAACGTGGAGTTTGATATTTAACAAACATCGCATCATCTGATGTGGCGTTATTTTCACAACCAGAATTTCTGATGTAAGAGCCAACAGTTCTATGTTCAAGACCCATTGCTGATATCGGCCTATCTGGAAAAAGAAGCTCCGCTATTCTCAGAGCCGAAATACCATTTTTTGCTTGATCTTCAATAAATTGTTCTTGTTCTGGAGTCAGTGGTAAATCACCTACTTTTTCGTATTTTGATGTTTTATATTGAATTTTATTTGAGGCCAATAAAGATCTGATAGCAATTCCTTGCCTCGTTCTTCCATCAAGAGCTTCATCATTAAAAAATTTTCGAGTTATAGTATTTAGATCAGGAAATTCTTTCGCAAGTTCGATAATTTTTTGACGATCCTCTTCACTAAAGCTAATTTTATTATTTGCCACCTAATATGTCCTCGTTTTGAAGAATTTTAGTCGCTACTTGTTTAAAGAGCTTTTTTAGATTTTTGATTTGTTTGTACCCTGCCTTTTTGCCTTTTTCGTTTGTTCTATATCCCATTTCCGCTGCTACTTTTTCTTCATCTGCTCCATCAATATACAATCTAGAGTAAACTTTATATTGTTTGGGGGCCAAACGATGTTTCATTTCTTCGTGAAGTCTAGCTGCGCTAGCAAGGATATTGAAACTTATATCTTTCATTTCCCTAACTGATTCAGCATGATTTTCTATAGAGACAGAAAGCTTTACGTCATATGCTGATTTTTTTGTCTTCTCCCATTTTCTATAAAGCGGACATTCGTTGCATTGTCTACCACTTGCAGTTATAGAACACGCTGGAGGCTCATTACCTAAATTATATTTGCACCCCAAACATGGTCGAACATAATTTGAATAATTATTTCTTAGTATGTTTTTGATCTGATTGACGGTAATTCTAGCAATCCAAGGCTCTAACGGCCTATCTTGTTTCCATAGTTTCCATTTCTTAGAAATATGGAATCTAATTATTTGGGCGACATCTTCATAATCCATCCAAGCAATCGCCTTAAGCTGCCAGATATATCTGTGCTTCTCTATTATCTTATCTATAACATCCTGCTTGTCTTCGTATTTAATCTTCTCTCGCTTTGGAGCTTCCATATTTGGTGGGAGATAAGCTGTCTATCCCACCAACTCTTTTAGGAGCAAATTTTCTTGGTCCGCTTTGAGGGTTACGCGATAGTTCTTCTAAATTAAAAGTTTTAAACCCACCTTCAATTTCAATTTCCACATCAAGCTTATCTATGTCAGGAAGTTCATCGATATTTGTATTATCTTCAGACTCCTCTTCAATATCTTCTTGATTTACATTTCTGCTTGGTTTTTTTTGCGTTTGTGGCGAAGCTTTGCCGTTCATAGGAGAACCGCATTTTGAGCAAAAATTAGGAGCAAAGCCACTGTATTCGTGTTTAGCCCCGCAATTTGTACAGAAAACGCTTGCCATATTAATTTATAAGTTTATCACTGAGATTTTCTAGCTTTACCAATATTGTAGCCGCATATCTTTGAATTTCAATTGATTAATTTGATTGTTCAAATGGAAAACTCTTACGCCGCACATCTTCTTGATTATTAATACCTCTAATCTTTCTGACAATAAATTTTAAAATTTCACTGCGCTTTATATCTTCTTCTGTAAATTCAAACGAGAAAACACCATGTTGTTGGGAATCTTCATCTGAAAATAAATTGTAAAAGTCGATAAATCCATTTTTACCTTTGATGTCTGATTGCATAAAATCGCCGCATAAGAAAATTTTACTCCCATCCCCGATTCTAGTAAGTAGGGTTGTGATTTCCTTGAATGTAAAATTTTGCACTTCATCTGCGATTACGATTTTATCTGTTAAAGTGCTACCTCTAAGGAAGTTAATGGGAGTTGCAGAAATTCTACCTTCGTCTTTTAAACGATGAGCGTCAGTAGGTTCAATTATTTCTTGAACTTTGTCTTCAAGAGGGAGCAGATATGGCTGAAACTTTTCGCCAACTGTTCCTGGCAGCGAGCCAAGAGATTTTTCGCCGCTTTCAGCGATTGTTCTAATATAGATAATATCTTTTTCATTGTGGTTGATAAGGTTAAGTGCCGCGTAAACTGCCATAAAAGTCTTTGAAGTTCCCGCTGGTCCAGCGATAAAGACTATTTTGGTCTCGTCTCCTAAAAGGATCTTTAATAATTGTTGTTGTTTTTCGGTGAATTTGAATTTGCGTTCTTTGAATTTTATTTCTGTTTTCATCTGCGGAATAATTACTTCCGTAGATGCCGATTTTGTTTTCTTGGGCTTTTTTGCCATAAATACTAAACCATCTCTTCGATTATCTGTAGCCCTCCTTTTGCTACACCATTACTATCAATCGAAACTGCCTGCGAATTTAAGACTCCAGACATGTAAAATGAATTTCCATCTGGCATTGTTATTGAACCAGAAACTGTTGTATTTGGTTGATAATCAGAAAGCCAATCAATATTTGATATTCCATTTATCTGCAACGACTTTGTTATCTTGCTGACACTTACTTTTGTTGGGTAAATGCTTCCTATTTCAAAATTAGGCGCTCTATCAATTTCAATACTGAAATTTAAATTTTCGTATTCATTAATTTGCTGAGTAAAATTAATTCCAGATAAATTAATAGTCATGTTTCTCAATGGCGAAATTATTCCTGTTTCAGCGCTCTGACCATCATATACATATATACCGCTACCTGTTGCAAGACCATAAGAATCAAACTGCATTTCCAAAAACATTGGTTTCCAAGGCTCCAACGAAAAACTCATACTTTTCAAAAAACATTTATCAAATCTATACGATGGAACGTGAATAAAAGATCCGCTTGTAAAATCCCCAGTGAGTGCAAGAAATCCTGTAAATTGATTAACTCCCGCGCCAGTTACAGGTAATACCGTTGTGGATATTGAGGCGCTTTTGGGGCCAGTTTGAATATAATAATCTAACTCTTGACCAATTCTTTTTACTCTTTTTAATTGAGTTGCATTGCTTGCGTTAAAATTGGATGCGTACAGTACATTACAAACCCCTGTATTTGTGGTTTGCTCATCTCCATTTGACAAAAATGCACGAACAGTACTGTATGAAACGTAAGACATTAGAGCTTATTTTAATTTTTTTTAGACATTTTCAAATCATCCTCTTCAATTTTAGATAATCTCTTTAATAATTTTACACTTTCAAGTTTACAGTTTGGCATTGTAATGCGATGACCTCCGGTTATTATCCCATTAGGATCAACTTCATATAAAAATAAAGTTGTTGACATCCAGCCCATTCTAACTATCCTTGCTGGACTTTTTGTTCCGTCCCAAAAAACCAACACATCATCCTCCTTGAAACCCGAAGTTATTCTAAATAAAAGGCTTTTAACTATATTGATTATAAACTCTTTAAATAATAAAGAGGCTACTCCTGCTGCTAAAAGAACAGAGTATTCGGAAATAAAACCATTAAATTCTTTTTCCACTTAAATAATTACACTTTTATACCAAAAACCATTGACAAATGAATCGTTTGAGGTAAGATATTTTTTATGACTAGATTAGTCGTAATGTCAGATACTCATGGTCAGCATCATGGAGTTCAAGTTCCAGATGGCGATGTTTTAATCCATTGTGGAGATTTCTGTTCGCATGGCCAATATCTTGATGCGCTTAAATTTGTAAATTGGTTTGGGACGCATCCACACAAACACAAAATTTTCATAGCTGGCAATCATGACCTGTATTTTGAGCAGGGCAATCCTGCTGACATAGACTCTTTTTTAAGAACTATGCCTGATGGGGTTCATTATCTTCAAGATTCTGGGATCGAATTAGAAGGCTTAAAGTTTTGGGGCAGTCCTGTGCAACCAACTTTTTTTAACTGGGCTTTTAACCGTGATCGCGGCGAATCTATTAAAAAACATTGGGACATGATTCCCAAAGGAACTGATGTTTTAATTACTCACGGACCACCACACAAAATTTGTGATGTTGCTCCCGGCGGCAAAGGCTTTTATAAACATGTCGGTTGCGCTGATTTATTTGAAGCAACATTAAAAATTCAACCAAAGCTTCATGTGTTTGGACATATCCACTTTTCTGGTGGAAATAGTTTTCTTATGCCCAAAACAATCTACGCAAATGCTTCTCTTTGCGACGAAGGATACATGATCAACAACAAACCTTTCGTAATTGACGTTGACAAAGACAAAAAATTCTCTATAGTAGCCGTAACATGAAATCATCCGAAAATCTAAAAATTAGCCGCGAAATTTACATGGAAGACCTTGAGTTTATCCATAATAGAGTTTTTGAAGAACTGCAAAAACGTGACATTTGGTTCGATTCTGTCACTGATGATAATAAATTTAGCGATGATTTAATGCAGTTTTTGGAAAAAGCTTTTGATTATCCGCGTCATAGGAATTATAATTAATTATGAACGGTAAAGGATCAAAGCCTAGACCACTTTCTGTTTCCCAAGAAGAGTTCCAAAAAAACTGGGACGAAATTTTTGCTAAAAAAGCTATTGTTCCAATAAAAACTCTTGACAACGGCGATCAATTCATTGAGCTTCCTCAAGTCTTATTAGATGGTTTGGATTGGGAAGTTGGAGATGAAATCATTTGGACAGAACAATCTGATGGGACATTCAAATTAACCAAAAAATAATATGGGCATGTTCGACACTATCTCTATTTCTGGTGATCTTCCTTTCTCGCAGGAAATGATTGACCTTGGTATAAATAAAAACAATTTGTCATTCCAGACTAAAGATTTGGATTGTACTATGTCTCATTATTTTATTCAAAACGGTGAACTATTTGAAGAAAAATATAAAACAGAAGAATGGATCGAAGGAGATAAAAATGCCAAAAGCGTCATGGATAGAATTGGACACATGGAAAGAACAGATCCATATCTTGAAAAAGTAAATTTCCACGGAGAGATTCATTTTTATGAATTTCTAATGAATGTTCAAGACAAGTGGGATTGCTGGGTAGAGTTCAAAGCAGTTTTCACCGAAAGCAAACTACAAAAGATTGAACTCTTTAAATTTGATAAGACTGATAATGCAGAAAGAAAACAAAGAAACATAGAATGGGAAAAGCAATTAGAACGGGAAGACAATTTGTGGTACAATAAATATTTTTTTAGAACTAAACCATATTTTTGGTTTTATAGAAAAATCTTTATTAAATTTTTAGATTTAATTATTAATTTTCTTAAAAAAATAAGAGGGTATTAAATTGAACGCTATTTCTTTTTCGGAAGTATCTCACCATCCCAAAGGCTGGGGCGAAGAAGTTTGGGTTATTAATTGCCCACAATATTGTTTAAAGTTCCTACTTTTCAAGGCTGGAAGTAAAGGCTCGCTACATTTCCACGAAAAAAAGCAAGAAACTTGGTACATTGAAAGTGGAAAGCTTGATCTAGAAATGATTGATACTACAAGTGGATTATCAAGAACCGTTAATCTTTTTCCTGGAGATGTAGTGCATATCCCACAATTTTGTCCTCATAGAGTGTCCGCTGTAACAGACGTAAAAATTATTGAAGTTTCTACGCAGCACTTCGAAGACGATTCATTCAGAATTAAACCAGGAGACTCTCAAAATGCCGTTTGAACCACTTCCTCTTAAATACGAAAAGAGATGGTATATCCCTTTTCAATTTTATTCGACGCCGTTCGCTCTTTCTCTAGAGGATTGGAAAAAATTTGACAACGAGGTAAAATCGAAACACCCAATACAATATTTTTTTAGAGATACGTTGTGTACGCAATATTGGATATACAGAACAAGGTTTAACAATTTTTTTTGGAAGATAAGAAATTTTGTTAAAAACCCAAGAAAAGAAATGAGAAAAGCGGTTTTTCCTAGTGAATACCGAGATTTACCAGAAATTATTCTTGAATTTAATATTCAAGTCATAAAAGAAATTTATGAACGAGAAAAGTATTTTGAAAGTTTTGAAACCGAGCCAGTTTTCAATAAAACTGAAAGAGCTAAATTTCAAAAAGGTTTAAAAAAATATTATCGATATATTACTATAGACAGAGAAGAGATGCTAAAAAAAGCAGACACTATGCTTGATGAGGATTACAAACTCACTCCTAAAAAAAGAAATAAAAAATGGATCATTCAAACTCAAAAGGTTGAAAAAATGGATAGAGAGATGTGTATCTGGGTAGCTTCTTATAAAGATTATTTTTGGACATAACATGAATATATTAGGAATAACATTTGGTAGCCATAGCTGTGGATTATCTTTACTTAAAGATGGGCAAGTTATTTTCGCCGTTGAAGAGGAAAGATTTGTAAGAGTAAAGGCATTTAAAGATTTTGAAAGAGATGTCATACGCTATCCTGGTTTGTGCGTTGCTTGGGCCAAGAAAAATTTTGCAAAAGAAATGGAAAATATTGATGTTGTCACCAGCTTCTTTTCGAAGAAGGATATTGACGTATGTTTAGACGCTTGCCATTTGAGCGATTTAAAAGAAAAAACTTATATTAAAACAAGCCATCATGAATCGCATTGTAATCTCGCTTACTATCTAAGCAATTTCCAAGAAGATGCGCTTGTAATATCTATTGATGCTAGTGGAACGCAGCATAGCGCTAAATTTTACATTGGTCAAAACGGCGATCTTAAATATATAGACGGCATAGATATAAATCACAAGTCTCTTGGCCACTACTATGCAATGTTAACAGAGCTTTTAGGGTGGAGAAGATTAAAAGACGAAGGTAAAGTAGTTGGCATGTCTTCTCATGGAAGATTTGACAAAAAATACTTTGAAGCTTTTGACAAAAGCATCACGATTAATGGTCTTAAAACAGACGAAGACAAGAGTTGCGATACTATTTTAGGTGGCGTTTATAAAGATTTTTATAATAATTTCTTTAAGACTAATGGAAGCATTTTCTTTTTTCACAGAAAAGCTGATCTTGCTTTTAACGGACAACTTGTTTTTGAAAATAAAATTCTCCAGCTTATAGATAATCTACATAATTTATATCCAAATGTGAAAAATCTTGCGCTTGCTGGTGGAGTTTTCGCAAACGTAAAATTAAATAAAAGAATTAACGATTTACCTTGGGTCAAAGAAGTTTTTATTGCTCCTCCTATGGGCGACGAAGGTTTGCCTTTAGGGTGCTGCTTGACAACCTATAAACAATTTAATCCAGACTTCAGACCGTTTAGAATAAACGACATGTTTTTAGGTGCAAGTTTTTCGGATCAAGATACAGAGCAGCTTTTTTGGGATAAGTCAAAATTTGATAGAGAGCCTTATAGCGACGATAAAGTTGCTGAAGAATTGGCTAACGGTAAAATTGTTGGCCTTGTTTGGGGAAGGTTTGAGCATGGCCCAAGAGCATTATGTAATAGAAGTATCATTGCCAATCCTAGTATTCCCGGTACTTATGACAGAATAAATAAGAAATTGCAACGCAATGACTTTATGCCATTTGCTCCAGTTGTCATTGACATGTTCGCTGATGAAGTTTTTGATGTAAAAAAATCACGTTATACTGCCGAGTTTATGACGATGCTTTATGACACTAGAAAAAATTGGATTTGCAAAATACCGGCGGTTGTTCATCCAATTGACCATACAGCTAGAATTCAAATTGTTACTCCACAAAGTAATCCAAGATTCTATAACTTAATCACTAAATTTGATCAAAAAACTTCTATCCCAGTTTTGCTAAATACCTCTTTTAATATTCACGAAGAGCCTATTATCTGCTCTCCAAAAGAAGGTTTTGTTCATCTTGGAAATGATGTTGTTGATTTATTGGTGGTAGATAACTTTGTTTACAAAAAGAAACAATGACCTCTAAAACTGTAGGTAAGATACTTTTTGCGCCATTTAGATTTTTGATTTGTATCCCACTCTTTTTTCTTGCTTCGTTTGTTTTTTTGATTGGACTTTGTTTTTATCAAGGAGCTTTGAAAGATTATTCTGAATCATTAAAATCTTTGTGGATATTTGCGTCGAAAGGTGGAGAATATTACAGCTAATGAAACCATATATATTCGTTGATTTGGACGAGACATTAATTCACACTTATGATTTTCACGAAATGCCGTGCAAATGTGCGGTGCCAGTGACGGTTGAAGAGGTTCAATTTAAAACATCCCTGAGACCCGGCGCAAAGGAATTTCTCGCTAAACTGCGTGAGATTGGAGAGGTTCGTATGTTGACCATCGCCACTTACGATTATGCAATAGAAATGAATCGGCTCTTTGATTTGGGTTTTGTTGAAAAGGATATTTATGCTCGTCACCATATTCAAGCCCCCACTATTGATTTAAAACCAGCAGAGTTTGTTTATTTATTTGATAATTTGCCGCTTAGAGAGAATCGCCGTAAGATTGAATTTTTGCGCTGCGTAACCATAAATAAAATTCCTAGCTACATTCAAGTTAAGGAATATCGTGGGGGTCAGCGCTTTCCTTTTGACAAAGAAGAAATTGACCGCTTAACTAAAGCTTTATATGAATCAAATGGAACTACTACAGAGGATACCGAAAGAGCATTATACCACTCACGAAGGGAAACAGATTAAAGTAGGAGAACTGCTTGCAATTTTAAATGAAAAAAATACTAGTAATGGGTCTTCCCGGCGCGGGCAAGACAACCCTATCAACAGAACTGGCAAAGCTTCTAAACGCAGTTCACTTCAACGCAGACGAAATAAGAAAAGAAATAAATAAAAATCTTGGCTTTTCTCCAGAGGATCGTATAGAACACGCCAAAAGAATGGGTGTTTTATGTGACATTGTGACTCGCTCTGGTCAATATGCAATTGCGGATTTTATTTGCCCCACACCAGAAGCTAGAGAAGCTTTTGGGCTAGAGAATACATTTGTTGTGTTTGTAAACAGAAAGCCAATTAGAGACTTTGCTGACACGACCAAAATGTTTGTGGCTCCAAACAAAACCCATGTTGTGGTAACTGACGATGGATCGCCGCTTTATTGGGCAACCAAAATCAAACAATTATTAATTCCAACGTTTAACAGCAAAGCGCCAACTGCTTTTATGTTAGGGAGATATCAGCCATTTCACGATGGTCATAAAAAATTAATCATTGAAGGAATCAATAGAGTTGGGCAAGTTTGCATTGCGATCCGAGATACCCAAGGAATTGACGAGAAGAATCCCTTTAATTTTGAGCAAGTTGAGCAGAATATTCGCGCGGCTATGCACGAATACGATGGCAAATACTCAATTGTTAGAGTGCCAAACATAACTAATATCTTTTACGGTAGAGACGTAGGGTATAAGATAGAAGAGATTGTGCTTGATGAAAGTACTCAAAATATATCAGCAACTAAGATAAGGTCAGAAATTTTAAAATAAAAAAATGAAACTAGATACTAAAAGTGAACGTTTACAGTTTGCACTAATGATCTTAGCAATCATTGCGGATGTTGCATTAATAATTAATATCATTCACCATTGGTAAAATAACCTCCCCCGGTTTCCCGGTTCTCTCAACCAAAGAGAATTGGGGAATTTTCCCCATTTTCTATAAATGGGGGTGGGGGGTGTAAATACCACTGTGAAGAATAATAACGATCTAGAAACAGATTGGTTAATTATTTTTCTTATACTGTGCCTTACTTTAGCTTTCCTTGCTATAGCCAAGAAGTAACGTCTCATACATTGCGCATTAACCCCCGATATTGTTCTATATATAGCACTTCTCTGTGCATTATTAAGACAAGATCGAATAATTATTAAGATATATAAGAATAAAGAGAGAGAAGAAGCATTTTAGGATAGGGAAAATTGAAGTAGAGCGGATTAAATACCACCCCCCCCGCGCGCCCGCAGGAAACGCGGGTCGCGTTTTTAAAAAATGGGGGAGGGTCTCGCGACCCTCGCGCATCACTTGCTCGGATAGTGTCCGAACTTGTCCTTGAAAGTCCAGAGCGCATCGCCCCAGAAGTCTTCGTCATAAGAGAGCAACCAAGTGGTTGCTTTCTTTGCTCGCTTTGCATCGCCGCCGCAATCGGCAAGGCGAATCGCGAACACGTTTGCAGCGACTTGCTGCGAAAATTCCGCATCGGTTGATTGGGCGTTAAGGCCCGCAATCACTTGGTTCCAGAAGTTGTTTTCTTTGTTGTTTTTCATGCTGCTAAGATAGCACACGCGCACCGCATTGCAAGGAATTTTTTATCTTTTCTTTCGCCCTTGCGTAAGTAACGCAATGGCAAGGATTAAGAAAAAAACTAGAGGGAAAAGCTCGGCGGTCATAGGGTTGCCACCACCACAAACCCCGTTGCATCTTTTTTGCCTGCACCCTTTGCCTTGAGGCCAACCACCACGTTGCGCTTGTCAAGGAAACGCAAGTCACTTTCGTCACCGTTCACCACAGGAAACCCTTGCCACGTTGGGGGAAGGTAGTTCGCGAACACTACCGCAACGTTTCCACCTGCGCGCAATACGTCAACGGCTTGCGCTTCGTTGCTTTCGCTGCGCGAGAAAGTCAAATGGTAGTTCGAAGGCATTGCGCCCTTAGCAAATTGCAAAGCACGAATAGGTGACTTCGAATAGTCATAGAACTGCACAGAGGGAAACGCAGCGAACACGCCCAGCCGCTCCCATGCAATGTCACTTGTTCCGTTCAAGCGAACACAAGCCTTCATTCCCTGCTTTTCACAGTTTGCAACGAATGCGCGAATGTCAGCGAAGAGAAGAGCCTTGAAGGTAGCGAAGTCATCGAAAAATAATTGTGTGCGCCGAATGCGCGCTTGCTGCACGTTGCTCATCTTGCCACGCCCAGCCGTGTAAAGGCACGCGAGGGTGCATCCGACAGAGCGATGCGTGCAAACCTCGCCACGCCCAGCTTGGCGCGCTGGCGCAAGGTACAGAATCGCCGTGAGCCATCCGAAAGCCTCGCCCTTGCTAGTCTTAGCGTCCGCGCCAACCGATAGGAGATTTAATTTCATGCGAATACCTTAGCACGCCCACGCAAAAAAAAAAGAAAAAAAAATCGCATTTAAAAATAAAAAAAGCTTGACACGGTTTTTTGCGCGCATCGAAAAACGGCGGGAAGCATAGCACGAACGCGCAGAAAGTCAAGAAAAAAAAAATCAGAAAAAAAATAAAAAAAGGGCTTGACAGAGGGGGGTGGCCGGGCCGGGCCCGGTCAAATTTTGTCAAGCAAAAAAGCGTGGAAAAGTGAAAAAAAAATCCACAAAAAAAACCGAAAAAAAACTTGCGTGCAGCTGTTTTTCCTCCATACTCTGCATCATGAAAAACGAACTAAAGAAAGGTCACCTCTACTTTCACCTCAAGAATGCTCGCGTTGAGCGCATCGTCGCGATCAACGGCAAGACGATTGAGCATCGTCACCACAACGTTGCCAGCGTGTCCAAGGCGAAGAGTTTCCGCCTCGCGACTCGCGAGGAGGTTCTCGCCTACCTCGGGAAATAAAAAATCAGAAAAAGCGAAAAAACGCTTGCAACTCTCCCTTTCTCTCTTATCCTGTCTCTCATGAATAACTACTCAATCAAATGGACCAGCGGTTTCGTCCTTAACATCTCCGGTTGCGTTTTCACCGTTGCGGGAACGAATCAGGTTTTGCAAGATTTCGGCTGCGCCAACGGTATGCCGAATAGCTGGTTTCACCAGTTCAAGGGCATGAAGGAATACCAGTTTGAAGTGGGGCGTTGCCTCACCCGCTACGTCGTGCCAGAGGCTGGCATCACTTACACCATCGACAGCTCGGACTAAATAAAAAATCAACCCTCACTTTTTTTCAACATGATTGCCAAATATACACTCAAGAACATTTCCCTTGCGTCTGAACTGACTGTTAAGATGCAGTTCGCCGTGATTCCCTCGACAATTCCTTATCAATACCACGACGAAATCCAGAAGTGGATGCGCGAGATGGTCCGCAAGGCAGAACAGAATGCGGAGATTTATGCGGAGGAAAAATTCGGGAAGATTTAATATAGGGACTATATAGTCCCCCTGTTGTTTATATAGTGTTTTATATAGCGCTATATCAAACCGGGCCTGGCCCGGCGAAATCGTGTCAAGAAAAAAAAGAAAAAAAAATCGAAAAAAAAATCGCAGAAAAAAGTTGACCGCACCAAAAAAAGTTTCATTCTCTCTCTCATGAACCTGATCAACCTGTTCCCCCGCTCTGCTGCTGAAGAAATCGCTGCTCTCTCCCCTGCGGAGATTGCCGAGATGGAGGCGTTTTTCGCCTTCGTGGATTCCGTGAACGATGAGGCCGAAGCCGCTTGGGATCGCTTCGCGGCGGATGTCGATGCGGGGGCGCGGTAAGCGCCCCTTTTTTTCTTTCACTTTTTTCTTTACCTGCACGAATTTTTTCTTACTCTTATCCCCATGAATCAGATCAACCTCGCTCTCACCCTCACCGAAGCTTCCCTCGTTCTCGCCGCGCTGCGCGATGCCGCCGACGCGATGAACGCGCCGCAGCTGGATGCGGTCATCGACACCCTACAGGCGTCCTACAACGCCGCCCATGAGGAGCCGTTTGACGGCTTCCGCACCGATGCGGAAGCGGATGCGGATGCCCTCGCGTCTGCGGGTCACGGCACCGACGAGGACTACGGGTCCGCCCACGATAATCACGACTACCCCCCAGAAGGTGACCATCACTACTACTCCCCCTTTGAAGACGACGGCTATTGATATAGCCTCTATATAGGGGACTCTACATCCCTTTATATAGTGTTTATATAGCGTGTGGGGAATTTTCCCCAACCGGGCCAGGCCCGGCACCCCCCTGTCAAGCTTTTTTTCAAAAAAAATCGAGCTTCATTTCCAAATGAAATGTTCCACGACGCGCAGAATGTTCCACGCTCCAAAAAAAAATTTGAAAAAAAAGTTGACCGCACAAAAAAAATCGTCATTCTCTGAGACATGAAAACAACCAACACCGAAACCACCACCAAGGTCACCGTCACCGAGAAGGCCATCACGAATCTGATCGCGAATGTCGAAATGACTTACGTTCCCGATCACTGCATGGCCACCCGCACCATAAAGGTGGGCGAAATCGTCGCGAAGCGCGAAAGCGACGCTGGTTGGTACGCTCCTTGGGCCTTCGAAGGCAACCCCGTCGAAAATTTCCGCGTCGAAAAACTTCTGGTCACTCGGAAGATCACCACCGAAATCACCACCAACGTGATCGAATAAAAAATCTGAAAAAAAAATTTGACTTCACGGATTTTTCCGTCATTCTCTCCTTCATGAAAAACTACCGCTGGTCTTCGATCATCATCGCGCAAGGGGAAAACTGTGAAGCCGCTTGGAAAGCGTGCCAAGCTCGCGCCATGAAAAACGACGTTTTCCAAATTGTCCCCGCTACCTTCACGGAGTACATCGTCGAATTTTCCTCCGCGAATCGCACCGTTTTCCGCTGGTTCAAAAAGTGAAAAAAAGTTGTTGACGAAACAAAAAAAATCTCCACACTCTCTCTCATGAACAAAAACGAAATCAAAGAAATCTACCTCAAGGGTGCGATGAAGAATCTGCTGGGTCAGATTGAATTTTATCTCCCCGCCAACGTGAGCCAGAAGGCCACCCGCGAATTCCGCGAGCGTCTCAACCGCGAGCTTGCCGAGATGGAGCAACGCGCCGAAGCTTACGCCACCAAGGTCACCTCATGAAATCAGTAAATGAAAGACAATTCGCCTATCTCCTGCAAAAATATGAATGGAACACCGAGCTTGTGGAAAAGCATCTTACTTTACGCGGTTTTTCGCGTGTTACTGCTGACGCTGCTTTTTGGGGCCGTCTCATCGCTGCGGGCGCAGAGCGCCACGGTCAGCGTCTCGCGTGGGGAGATTGTTGCGGCGACTCTGATCTTGGAAGCGGGTGGGGAGGCTGATCCCCGCGCAATGGCGGCGGTTCGCGAGGTGATCGCGAATCGCGCCAAGAATAAAACGGAGCTTGCCGTTTGCCTTGCGCCGAAACAATTTTCCTGTTGGAATAAAATTTCAGTTGAGCGCGGGATTGAAATCGCGAAGCGTCATCCGAAATGGTCCCACGCTCTCGCTTTAGTTAATCAGAAAACGAATTATACTAGCGGCGCGACTCACTATCACGCCCAAAAAGTTTCGCCAAGTTGGGCGAAAAAGCTTGCCAAGACGGTCAAAATCGGACATCATATCTTCTACAAATGAAAAACGGTCAACTGTGGTACAATACAAGGACGCGCCGAGTCGAGCGCGTGATTGCAACGGGGCCGCGCGTCTGCGCGACTTCTTTTCACCGCGAGGATCTTGTGGGGTGGCCCAACTCTTACTTGCGCCCCGCCACTAGTGCGGAAGTACGAGAATACCTTGACGGCACGGAAGGTCGTCGGTCTGTAGTAACTACAGAGGGGCGCTTGGCCTACGCTTGATTATATAATTTTTTCTGTGGAATAGTACGCAAGGAGAGCTTGCGGCATGGGGGAGTTTATGACCCCTTCATTAAACACCACGGAAATTATATAGCGTTTATATAGGCACTATATAGTGTTTATATAGCCGGGCCGGGCCTGGTTGGGGAATTTTCCCCAATATGCCCATGTCAAGCTTTTATTTGATATTTATTTATTTGCTGATTGTTATTTTGCTGTTGCGTCTGCTGATTTTTTAATCACACTCTTAACCATGCAACTAACCAAACGATGCCAATTCAACGGGCAAATCTACACGATGGATTTCCCCACGATGACTGAAGAGCAATACGCTACGGCTTTGATGAAATGCGATCTTGGCACTCTGATTCAAGAAGCATTTTTTTTCTTGACCGCTGATGAGCGCGAGTTCATCATGACTGGTACTCCTCCCCATGTCTGGGAAGAAATGTTTGCTGAACAAGAATCATGAAAATCAAAACTGAAGTCTACTTTAACCTGCGTAAGCACATGCTGTCGATTCGTGTCAATGGTAAGGTGATTGCCCATGCCCCTGCCATTACCCTCGACAATCCCACGTTCCATGTTAGTGAGGCGGGGCGGCAGCGCGTGCTGAAGAACAAGCGCAAGAATGTTCATGCGTGGGTGCGCGGAGATTGGGACAATTATCTCCGCACAAATTGCACCACAGTAATCCCCGAAAATTCTGTTGAAGTTACTTACAATCCCTACAAGTATTCCACTTTTGTGCTTGCAAAGGATGGGTCGCCAATTAAAAATGCCCGTTACGTTGCCATCTACGGGAAAAGAATCTTTGCTCAACTATGAAACCAATGATTGAACCTACCTACGCATACCTGCGCGGTGTGCTTGATGCTTACAACAAAGGCTCGTATGATTACGAGGCCGTGAAGAAGATGAACAGCCCCAACGCTGGCAGCGATTACAAGGCTGGTTACGACAAGGGAATGACAATCTATTGCGACGACAATAATCTCGACACGGAAGAGCATCTGAACTACTAAACCAAATGAATCTCGACAACCTAATCACTAACCTTGAATTTAGGATTGCTTTTGCCGAAACTAATCTCCGTTACATTGCCAGCGAACCACTCTATGAGCCTCGACGCGAAGAGTTGCGCGAATTCAATCTAAAAGTGATCGAAGACACTAAGCGCGAATTGGCCGAAGCATTAAAAAAGCAACGAGGTCAATAAAAAAATCGGAGTTTTGCTGTAACTTTTTGGTTGCAGCTTGGCCTCCGGGCCAGGCCCGGCGAATGCGTGTCAAGCAAAATCTCTCTCCCAACTAAAAATAAATTCAAAAAAAACATTGCACACGGCGCACACTCTGTCATTCTCACTCTTGCTGACGGGGAGAAACCAAAGCCGTGAAGACTCCCTAGTCACTCATCACATAGGAGATGAGCAGCGCGGCTCCAATTTAGTTCTTTAAGATTTTTAGAGCATCCGGTCAACACTCCAGTAGGGTCGCTCCCTGCGTTCTAAAGTCAATTGTTCTGGCACCCGCGAAGTACCAGAACAAGAGACGCCGAGGAGAGTGCTAGCTCTAATCTTTTTTGCAATGAACCCAAAGATAAGGCGGGGGTTGGGCTGACCCAACACTAGCGCGTGAAAGCTCGCGCCATTGCATTTTTTTTCTTGCTTTTTTTAATTCTTCAACCATACTGACAGCACGATGAACGACCTTCACCTACTCCCTCCTCAAGCTGACATTGACGCCGCATTTGAAATTGAAAAGAATGTGGGGCAGAATAATCGCAGCCTTTACTTGGACTACATGAACAATGTTCCCATGTCTGCGCGCAAGACACCGAGAGAGTTGCGCGATGGCTGTATGCTCGCTCAACTTTTTAAAAATAATACTTGACGTTTCTGAATTTTAATTCAAACTGCTGCCATGATCATTGCTGACACTCCCTCTGCTATTCTCGCATACCGCCTGCTCGCTATGAAAAGCGCGCTGAAGCTTGAAACTCTGGGACTGAGTAGTTCTCGCGGCTCAGTCTCTAACGATGTCCGCTACCTGTGCGGCTCCCGCACTCGCGACAAAAAGAAATTGCTTGCCGAATTCGAAAATCATCTCAAGCATCACGGCTTCCTCAAATCATAATACCATGAAACTCGTCATCAATAGAACCGACATTATCGATGTTTTCGCCGCCAAGAGTGGGCTGGAACCTCATCAGATTGAAATCGACATTGTGTCCCAGCCTATTGTCCCTTCGTTTCCGAAGATCAATTCGCTTAACGATGTCGAAGTTCGCACCGCAATCGCATCGATTTTCGATGAAGCTATGAACATTCAAGACCAGTATCGCGAGGGCAAGACCGTTTGCCCTAACAAAATCAGCCTCATCAAAGCGGTTCGCACTCTCGTCCCCAACACCTCGCTCAAGGACGCAAAGGATTATGTAGAGAACAATCTTCTTGATTATCGACGCTCGTTTTAATATATAAAGTCTGGTTGATATAGCGCTATATAGAGTGCTGTATCAAACCGGGCCGGGCCCGGCAAAATCGTGTCAAGCTTTTTTTTCAAAAAAAAATTCAGCTGAACGCAAAAAAAAGTTTGCAAGTGCGATTCCACCCTGTAGACTGCTCCCGATGAATAAAGATTATCCGATTATGTACGGTTCCATGCGCGGCGCTCTGACGAGCATCGCTTTCATTCACAAGATTCCTGGTATCGAAATCAAAGACGCTGCCGCTTTTCAGAAGTGGCTCGACGAAAGGGCCGACGATACGGACCGCAGCGCTGCCGAATTCGCCGCGAAAATTAATGGAAAAAGTTCTTGAACTTTGCCCGAATCTCTCCAAACTTCTTTTCCTCAACCTCAACCAAATAAAAAAATGAAGAGCGTAAACCTCCATGTCTGCGGCGCAGACAATTCCCAAATCAGCCTTGCCGATCTCGCCAAGGTTCCGACTCCCAACGCTACCGAAACGTATCAGCCGATCCCTCACGCGGATCTCGTTTCGATTTTCCGCGAGCAGATGAAGCTTGCGGGTCTCGCGGTCAAGCAGGAACTGCACACGACTGCCCGTTTCGGTCAGCGTTACTTCGGTCTTTTCGAGATCGACATGGGCAAGGCTGGCTCGTCTGGCACGGTTGTGGGTCTCCGCAACTCGCACGACAAGTGCTTCCCTGCTGGCTTCTGCGCTGGCAATGCTCCGTTCGTTTGCTCCAATCTCGTTTTCCACAATGAGATTGTGTTCGCTCGTCGCCACACGACCAACGTGCTGCGCGACCTGCCGCAAATCGTTTCGCGCGGAATTGGCGCGCTCTCCGATATGTGGAACAAGCAGGAGACTCGCGTCGCCAAGTACGAGCAGACGCCCCTGACGGATGACGAGGCTGGCACTCTCATCCTGCGCGGGTATCGCGCTGGTGCTGTTGGCAAGACGATGATCGCGGATGTTCTCGACCAATGGGAAAAGCCCGCTCACGAAGAGTTTGCCCCGCGCAACCTCTGGTCCCTGCACAACGCCTTCACCGAGGTGTACAAGGGCAACTTGATCGCGCTGCCCAAGCGCAGCCAAGCCTTGCACAGCATCCTCGACCCCTTCGCGGGTCTCAACCTCACGGTTGACCTCAAGCCCGAACCCGTAGCGGTTTAATACAACGAGGGGCGGTGATCCCGCCCCTCTTTTTTTGTGTTATATCAAATCCTTTTGCTCATTATGCTGTTGATTATAGTGTTTAGAAAAAAATGCATTAAATAATATAGCGTCTTGCCCGCCTATATAGTGCTGTATATAGCGCTATATAGAGCCGGGCCTGGCCCGGTTGGGGAATTTTCCCCATTTCTTTAACCGGGAACCCGGTCAATTATATATTTATTTACTATTAACTCGTTATTGATTCACCTTTTATTTATTTATATAGCGCTCGTTAATGTTACGTTTCCTCCCCACTTGTATATAAGTACCGAGGTTTTGTAACAAATTGTTCTACGTGGAACAATATTAAATGTGCGTGATTTCAGTATGCGCACCCCACTGCCAGTTTTGATGCATCACCACTCGCTACCCACATCGATTAGAACCATGCGTCCTTTCGGTCATGGCAACTTGATTCACGATCCTAAGCCTTGTCCGTGTGCAACAAAAATAGAAAGTTTAATGAGTTTGATACTCTTTATGCTCAACTTCCTCAAATTGGAATGCGGTAGCGTCCCCATAGTCTGCACAATCACGGAGGTAATTAAGCAAAACTTTATATGCATCCTCCTCTGTCTTAGCTGTGATATCGTCTACGAATTGTACTCGGAATGTTTTCATACAGTGTTAAAAGGTAATTCAGTTTGATATTGTTCCCATTTCTGTTCAGCAGCGTCCCTATCGACGTTATCCAAATCGATATCAATAATCTCTATGTCAATGTCTACGGAGGATCGAATCCCCTGTATCATGCCACCTTCAATCCATATTGCAACTTTATGTTTTTTCATATTAAATAGGCGGGCCACCACTGTCGCAGGTTGCCCAGTCGCGTTATGTTTAACGATGTCGATACTCTACCATAACCCCAGCTTTCGTCAAGACTTTTTCTGAAGATTTTCCAGAACTTTTGACCCTGCGGCAGTTAGCTTGCGCGAGCCTTCGATCTTCATGTACCCTTTCTGAAGCAGGAAGATTTCAGAGTCGCGCTGGAGCGAGGAGCGGCTCATGCCAGTGATGGCCGACAGCATATTGAGCGAGCAGTCCCCACGGTCCTTGAGAGCGCGTAGGATTTGAATCTCGGTGTTGTTAAGACCAGACGCATTGATGCCAATCTTGTTGCAAAGATCAGTCCATTCTTTGACACCAAACTCTTTGATTGCTTTGGTCTCGCAGTAGAGTTCAATCTGCTTTGCGCGCTGCACGGAAGAGCGAGCATTGCCACGAACTGTGGAGGCGATCTTCTCCAACACATCACCCTTGAAAGTGATGTCAGGGAGCATCTTCTCTACGATCTTAGCAACATCCGAAACTGTGTACGGCTGGAAGTCAACAGGCGTGAGGCGATCTTTGAGCGGAGCAAACAGTTTGTCAGCCTCAGTAGTCGCAAGCATAAAGCTCTGCAACTTGAAGTTGAACTCGTACATACCGTCGCGCCAAGTGATCTGCTTCACATCTGCCTTCTCGGTATTGAAAGCAGAAAGAAGTACAGTCATCAAGTCCTTGGGGAGCGCATGGCATTCGTCCAGTAGAACAGTAACCTCGTTGCCTTGAATCACTGGAGCGAACACTTGCTCAAAGAACACTTGCGCGTTCTTGATTGTGCCGCAGTTGATTTCAAGGAATGAGCGAGGCGCACCGTCCTTGGCGTTAATGCCACGCGCAGTCTCCTTCGCGAATTCGGTCTTGCCCATTCCCTTCGCCCCTGTGAGCAGGAGGAAGGGAAACTTCTGGGTCTTGGAGAAGGCGTCGAGGTAGAACCCCAACTTCTTCTTGACATCTTCTTGCCCGACTAGTTCAGCAAAACGTTTCATATTAGTATAGGATTAGAGCTTGGAAATCTTGAACTCTACCTTCGGGGTCGAGTCCTCACCTTCAGCTTCTTGAATAGTGCGCGAGATCGGCTGGATTGTCAAGCCCATCTTTTGAAGCCAGACACGCGACACGGGAATGGCGCTGCTGGTGCCAACGAACTGGTCAAGGTCAGAAAGGCTGACGTTGACGAAAGAGGTCGAACCCGCAGGGCGACCACGACCACGCTTAGTAACGGTAGATGTGTTATTCATACGAGGGAGAATGTACCACATTTTAATCACTCGTCAAGCGATTTTCCGAATTTTTTTCAAAAAAAATCACCCCAAGATTTCTCAAGGGGTGAAGTGACGATGGCTATTTTTAATTAATTTTTAATCCTTCTTGGCTTCAGTATCTTTGTTGGTTGTATCTTTGGGGGTGCTTTCGGTTGCCATCTTGGAGACCTCCTTGGAGGTCGCTGCGGTTGGGGCTGCTGGTTCATTTGACGCCTTCTTCCTAATGAAGAAGAAATATCCTACAGTTAAGATGGACCCTACCATCAGCAGAACAATCAAAACGAAAGCAAAAAATGGGTGAATTGGCGGGCGATTAGATGGAACTTCCTTTTCAACTACAGGGGCCAACTGAATAACATTTGGCGTTAAACTAGCCCCTTCCGAATCACCTGATTTTTTGCGTTGAATATGAGCATCAATCGCCGCATCTAACTCCTTATTTGGTTCAGTTGCGTTCGCGTTTGATTTTTTAATATTTAATAAAATCTCGTTCGTCTTTTGGTCTACAATTAAATTTAAATCTTTTTCTTTTACCATCACATACTTATCTGCATTGAAGATTACTTGTGGTGGTTTATTTAGGGCAACTTCATTCGTGTTTGGCTTATTTACCGGGATCGCGTTCGTCTTTGGGCTTATAAATACAGGGGCATTTTTACTAATTGTTTCTCCTTTGCTATCTGTACGAGAATTTTTATTCAACCCGGCACACCCGGTTAACAATAAAATCACTAGTATATTTAGCCCCACTCTACTCATGATTGACTATATTTACACTTTGTCAAGTCATGTTTGAGCTATATATCAAATATCTATCGTGTTCTTTTTCATATTTTCTCTTACAGTTTTTGTGATAGAATGTATTGACAACAGGCTCTCTCTATGTTGTAATAAGTTCTTTAATGTCCCATTACAGTAGCCCACGAACACAACTACTGTTGTGATCGCTGCCAGCGCCGCTGCAATCGGAACAATAACAAACAAGAATAACACTAATATAAGGGAGAAGGATGACAATCTAGCTAATAGCATAAAAGTTTATTTAAAATTGCGAAAATGAATTAAAATGAATAAAAAATGGGGCCGAGCAGGTAGTAATCCAACTCTCACTAATCTTTAACGCTTTCTTTCTCCTGTTCTTTCTCTTTATCTATCTGTTACCTATCTCTACTCTTCTTTTGTCTTAGTCTTGTTGAAAATACTACCCTGTTTTTCTTACAAGTCAAGCCCTTTTTTGGGGCTTTCTTTTGGTAGTGAATGCTTGAGGCTTTTTCACTGCTATTTCGACCTTAGAATCCTTCAGTTTTTTGGATAGCATTTCAGCTTCAGCATGGTGGTACTGTTCCATTAACTTTTTGCTCCTGTTTTCTTCGTCCAAAATAGACTTACGAATTAAAAATCCAGTCAAAACAGTAATAAAAATTACCCCGAAACACTGTATTAAAAATTCCCATTGCATCTCAACCCCCCGTTTTAAATTAGATTAAACTCTACTTTGAATTACCCTTTGAGCTTTCTGAATTACCCTTTGAATTACCGTTTTGATTAATTAAATTATATAAAACCTTAACGCTTTCCTTCAATACTTCATGTTCTTCAGCGGTTAAACGAGCTGATTTATAAATTGCGACAAGGTTTTCTAAAGCGACTTGAGGAGTGATATTCATAAAATTAATTCTTCTTTTTAAAGAAACTGAATCCGTTTCTCTGGATTGATCTGAAGATAAAGTAAGGGAACCAAATAATCTTTGGAATTTTAATTACCCTAACATTAGGGGCGTTGATAAGCTGGGGTTTTTCGCCATCCCATACCCTTACCGTCACTTTGCCGCCACCTTTAAGATTAACGTTTTCTACGATACCATTGCGAGTAGGTGGTCTAGAAGGTGTCCAGTAGTTGTCGTATTGCCCGATTTCAATTGTGTATTCGCTGCCTTTGCGATCAAATATAATGTTTTTTAAATGCCAACCATTAACACTTCCTTTGATTGTAATCCCATTTTTTAATGGATAAAGAGTCAAATCTTGGAAAACATAATTGGTGCCGCGAACAACGTCAATGCAGTCTTCTTGCCCGCCACAAACCTCTACTCCTTTTACCAAAACATTCTGGCAATTGGAGAACTTCATAACGTCGTCATAAACGCTCGGAACATCAGGATTGCGCCAAGCATCTATGATTAGATCTTTTTCTTCTACATATGATTTAAAATTATTATCTTGTTTCATTTTGAAAAGTTTGAGTTTTTACGAGCAGCTTCAATTTGTTGCAAGTTGCACGAAAGCTCAAGCTGAACAATGTAAGCCTCTAACAATTTTACTTTGCTTTTAAGCTCTTCTACTTCTGAAAGTAGTTCTATCCCGTAATTAGCTGGAACTAGCGAAAATGACTGCATACTAAATATTAAATTCTATCTGCCGATCTGCAACAATTTCTTTAGCAATCCATCTTAAATTTTCATTCTCGTCATTGATTTTGTAACTGCCGTTCATCATTTCTGGTTTGATTGGAGTGAGTGCAGGAGATCCGCAACATCCGCAACCTTCGATTTTGATCCCATACTTGTTTGACAGAACTGTTAGTTCAGTTAAAAAATCTTTAATATTCATTTTAAAACGATTCGGTCTATTTCCTTTTTCATCCAATCTGGTAAGCAACTAGGAATGTACCCATGCGGCGCATCTCCTCTGGAATTCAGCACAACTGCCGCACCAAGATATGCCAGCGACCTAACTCTTTCGGGGTCAAGAGTTTCGCCGTCATTGTGCGGGAAAGTGCATAAACAACCAATGTCCTCGTTCATTTCCGAGAACATCATTGGGTAATCTATACCTTGTAAGTAATATTTATCGCAGCCCATAACTATATTTTATTTTGTAAGTTGTCGTAATCCACTAAAGAACAAAACTCATGATCTGTTTCTCGCATTTCTTTAGCCATGCGTGCAGCGAGTTCTCTTAATTCCTCCCGATCTTCACGCAACAAGATGATTTCGCTTTCGGCAAACATGAATTTCTCCCGCAGCGCGGCATTTTCGCGCTCTAGTTCGCGGCAAAAGTCTGCAAGCGGCGCAAGCCGCATTCCTTGGGAAACTGCAAACATCACCGCGTCGTCCGTTCTAGGTGTACAGTTGTCGCTCATGGCTGGGCCTTTCTCGCCGCGTCGATGGCGTCGCGGAAATGCCCGGCTCTAATAGATGTCTCGTCGGCAATACATGCTCGATAGGGCGGCGTTCTGCGATAGATACTGCCAGAGTTTGCTTCTAACCAATCCAAGCGAAAGCTATCTGCTCGTAGTCGTGCAATTTCTCTTTCGTAAAAGCCGGCCTTTACCTTCAGGTCATTGATTTCCTCACATGCAATCCGAAGGTGATTCCGTTTTGCTTCTATCTCTGCTTTAAGTTGCTTTCTGAGGTCATCGCACTCTGCAATGTACCAGTCGATGTCGCGCTGGTTTGGTTTCGTCGTTGGTAGTGTCATTTGATGTAATGCTTGGGCGTGTCGATTGGCTTCTGCGATTAGGTGGTCGCTCACGTTGGCGTTCCTCCTTGGTTGAGGTGTTGACGCATGATGGCGTCGTCACCTGTTTGCTTACTCGTAACGGTGCGTGCGATATCGCGCAATTCATTTGCGTCTAATGCATAAGCATCGGCAATCATTTGAAGTCTTTCCCGTAGGGCGGCGTTTTCGCGTTCCAGCTTTTCGATGTAGTCTTTTAAAGTTTCGCAGGCTTTGGCCCATCGCTGGAGAAGTAATGATGTATCATTCATAACTGTATTACGCTTTTAGTTGTTCAATTATTCGGCGCAGCTCTTCATTATCTTCTTCGAGAACTCTTTTTTCTTCTGTTAGTCCAGAGATGACGTCGCTCAAATCAGTGATGGTTTGATCGAGATCAATAATGATGCTTTGCAGATTTGAAAAATGCTGAGCAGCTTCGGCTGCCGCTTGTTCTGCTAGGCTTATTTCACGGTCTTGAGTTGAGTTTGTGTTTTTCACTGCTTCGCCTCCTTCCTCGCGGTGTCGATGGCGGCGCACAGTGCTTCAAAATCTTGAAGCTTTATCATTATGTAGTCGTCCACACTATCGCGCTCCGCCTGTTCTTCGGATTGCAGCGGGCCGCCGTTGTTTACTATCAATTTCATTGCTACGGTCCGCAGCGCGGCGTTCTCACGCTGCAATGCGGCGTTCTCATCCTCAAGTTCCGCAATGCGGTCGTCCAGCATGGACATAGTTTCGTCGCTCACGGCTGCTCTTCCTTCCGTGCGGCGTCGATGGCGGCGCGCCATTTAATGCATAGCTCGTCCCTAACCCATCTTTCTGGATTGCCTGTAGTCGTCGGATGATCCGTGCGCCACTCCGTTGTTTCGGCACGCTTATTGATGGCCTCTACCAAAGCCGCCCGCAGCCTAGCTCGCAATGCAGATTCAGTAATAGCCATCTGCTTAAGCTCTTGTTCAAATTTAGCTATTTCATCCCGCGGATCTGGAATGTATCTCTCATTGTCTTGCCACCATTTATAGTTTTTCATAATGAATATAATATGGACCGCTTTTTACAGAATGTCCAGCTTATTCTAACGGAATGTTGTTCAGAGAGTTCTTTGCTTCCTCAATAATACGATAAAGGAAGTCAATCGAAACTACGCCGAGATGGTCCTCTGCGAAATTACCAGCTTCATGGTAATTGGCAAAGAAACCAAGAAACTTGAACGAACCGCCCTCAATCTTGAAATATGCAGTTTTCATAAAAAATCAATCAGATTTCATCTTTGCATTTCCAATCCATTGAATTAAAACAAATAGAGTCATCTTCCCACTTACCAATAGTTTTTAGAAACGCCTCTGCTCTTTGCTTTGCAGTTGCGTGCCAAGTCCAATGGTGAGGCTTGTCGGCTCGATTTCCAACAGTATTTCCAAGAATATTGTAAAGTATATTGTTGTATTCGTAACAGAGATGATGTGATTGAAGGTTCTCTTCTGCTTCGTGCATTTGATTTAGGTCTCTATTATATTCAGGAGGATATCTAAATCCAGTGCCGTTTGGGCTAATCCAAGGATGAGTTGCATAATTATCAAATGCCCACCCACAAAACAGAGCAATGCGCCCGTTTGGGCCATAACTTTCAATGATATGTTTGGTTTTATCCATAGTATTATTCTTCCCACTTTCCAATGGTCTTTAGAAATGCTTCTGCTCTTTCTGCGGCAGATACATGAGTAATACACCATACAGATATTCCCATAATATCAAGAAGATGGCCCATATATGTTTTGATCTCTTCTGTAGATAGGTGTTCTTCTGCTTCGTGCATAGCATTTAGGTCATTGGTATAATACTCAATAAACTCCAACGGTTCTTTTTGTGATTTTCTGCCCATCAACGAAAGACAATCATCGTCCATATCCACAACATACTCACGCACATCAATATACCCAAGATATTCAGCAATGGCGGTTCTTTGTTTAATAGGATCCATAGTATCAATCTCCAATAACAATATATTTTATCTCTGTTCCGTCAAGATAATTCTTCAGATCAATATACTCTTGATGAATTTTTTTATTAAATGGATGAAACTCCTCAATATACTGGTCTAAAAATCCCAACCAATCACTTGACTTCCAAAGCGGCCAACCGCCGTATTCGTCATTATTTCTAACGCCAACACAAAGAAATTCATCTTTGATTATTGTCGCAAACTTTTTAGAAACATGCTTGCATATCTGATGATCAAATATCATCGTATGCGGTTTGATTTTAGATAGTTTTTTGTTCATGTTGGCGTTCCTCCTTCGGATAGATGCTGACGCATAATAGCGTCGTTACCCGATTCTTTTTTCGCGGCGCTATCAAATGCGATGCGGTCTTGCTGTTCGGCAATACGCACGGCCTCCAAATAGGTTTTGCCCCAGCACGTTGTGCCGTCGCTTGTCAGGCATAGGAAATCCGCGCCTTGCAATTCCAACTCCTCGCCGCGTTTCTTTTCCAGCCACGATAAATAGTCGAACGCGTCAGCTTTGATAATCAGAAAGTCCGCCAGCCGTCGTGACGATTCCAACTCCTCCCGCAGCGCGGCGTTTTCGCGCTCCAACCGCTCAACTAAAGCATCTAACTGAGACTCTCTATCTAAATGCAATTTCATACTTTTTCCTTTCCAAGCAAAGCTGCAACAATCTTCTCCGCATTCTCTTGAATAGAAGGATAATGCAAAGTATTGAAGCTCTCCCCGTGCTTCGCAATAAACTTCTCCCAATCTTTCTTCTCTTCTGGAGTGAGCGGCGTCTTGTTGGGGCGAGCTTCGCCAGCCTTGCGGATAATCTCAACGAGCTTATCTTCCATTAGACGAGCAGCAGCAGTGATATGACTCTTGTCTGGATAGATTTCTTGGCGAATAGAGGTGCAACCATCCTTGACATGAATTAGCCAAAAGCCATTACGAAGACCTTGGTAAGCATAAGGATCATTGTCTGGAATGAACTTCTTACCTACCTTGCGATACAAACGATGATCTTCCTCAACAGAAGCTCGGTGAGTAATTGGATCAGTCTGAAACTTAAAGGTAAGCTGGCTATGCAAACGAGCGACTTCGTTTCTGTAATACTCGATAAGTTCTGCGTCAGTCTTCTTTTTCATTGTCGTTATTATGGCGCGGTTCCGTTAGAGTTCAAGCTTTAAACTCAATACTCAATTTTGTATCGTTATAAATATAATCCCAAATAATTTCTGCTTGTTCGTCGGTGACATGCAATGATGCAATCAAACCTTCAAAAAGCTTGTCTTCTTTTTTTCTGTGACTATCAATTAATTTTTTAAACTTAGCAATTTCTTTTTGCTGCTTCTTGCTAATTTTAACTTTCATTTTATTGAAAATGGCCTCCATAATAATCGAATGTTTTTTCTAAATATTCAAGCGTTTGAAGAGTATCTTGCAAATCATCCTTTTCCCAAGCACTCAACCTTCTCTTGCCCATATATTTTTTAAGTTGTGAGCGCAACATTCGAATCTGGTCTTTTAACGATGCGACGACAATGCCGTCTGCTGTCTCTGCATCAATTTCTACTTTATCCATTTTATTCGTCTCCTAAGAGTAAAATTGCCTCGCCAATCTCCCTGCGAATATCTTTGAGCAAATCTTCGTGCGTCACTCCATTTTCCAAACCATACTTCATCGCATTTCTGATTTGACGGTCAATGTCACTAAGAGCGAGCCAAGCAGCCCCAGCGTGAACTGCGCGAATATGCTCTCCCCGCTCTTCTGGCAGATTAAATTCAAGTGTCGCTTTCATGTGAATTAATAATGTTATAAAATGACTCTGGCAGCGTTACATTTTCGGGAATAAGTTTGTTTTTGAATAAGCTGGCGATCTCAAGCTCAGAATACCCAGCAAGCCCGCAGCCAATCTTAGTGACCAAGAACTCGGTGTCTGGATACTCCATCGCTTCAGTGAGGAAACACTGGATGTAGAAACCGATCTTGTCAAGAGGAAGAGTGCGGATTTCCAAATCTTTTGTTGGGATGGCGTAGGAATTACCCACTAGACCAAAGCCTACTCCCCATCGTGCGCCAAACTTTTGCAAAGCAATTTTAGCAGCACCAGCACCGTGAACTCCAGCCTCGTTCGAACCAAAAACAAAAATTTGGTTGGGCTGGAGAGAAGATATGTTATCGGGCGTGAATTTCATTTCTTTAAAACTATGCGGTCAATCTCTTTCCTTACCCAATCTGGCAAACAAGCGGGAATGTAACCGTGATCAATTTCGCCTTGTTTTAGCAAAACAACGGTTGCGCCAAGATAAGCAAGAGAGCGAACCCTTTCTTCGTCCAGTTTAAATCCATCGTTGTGAGGAAAAGTGCAAAGGCAACCAACGTCCTCGTTCATTTCTGAAAAAGCAACAACGTCATCATCGCTTAAATAGTATCTATCACAGCCCATAATTAATTATGATTTTTAAAGTCGGGCCAATTGAAACTTTCTTCCAAGAACAGAGAGAAACTATCGTTGAACTTATCTTCGTCTTTCACTTGCATCGTGATTTTGAGTGCTGCCATTTCCCTAAACAACGCAAGTTTCATTCTGATAATATCCTCCATATAGACTTCTCTATTGGTAGGTGGTTGGAAAATTGGTTGGTTTGTGATTGAAGGAGTCATAAAATTGGTAGCCGCAGTGGGATTCGAACCCACACTGAAATCATTTTAAGTGATTTGACTCTGCCGTTGGTCTATGCGGCCAAAAAGATTGGAATACGCTAAGTTTTTGAGAAAAACGATTTACTTTTAGTGTAAAGAAATAAGTTATGAAAAAATATAGAAACTATACTGATGAACAGGTTATTGAAGTTGCGAAGAATGTCAAGAGTATTGCTGCATTTCTTCGCGGTCTTGATCTAAAACCTGTAGGAGGTAATTATTATACCGCTCACTGTTTGATAGAAAGATTGGAAATTGATACTTCTCATTGGACTGGTAAAGTATGGAATAAAGGATCGATGTTAAAGAACTGGTCAAATTATTCAAAAGCTTCGTGTTTAAAACCACATTTAATTAAAGATCGCGGACACGTTTGCGAATCGTGCAAAAATACACATTGGTTAGAAGAACTAATTAAATTGGAAATACACCATATCGATAATAATAGAACTAACAATCAACCATCTAATTTGCAATTGCTATGTCCAAATTGTCACTCAGTGACTGACGGATGGAGAAAGCGGAAAAAAAATTAAATCGTGTAATCTATTGCTACTATAGCACCTCTGTTGAGATAGTCAATAGCTCTTCTCAATAATCGTTCATCATCGTTGAATCGACCAAGAGCAAGATTGCAGTTATTGCATATATAACCGCGAAATTCATGAGAGAAATGACAATGATCCAAAATCCAATCTTGCGTATGGTTTCCGCAGATGGGACATTCACCAGCTTGAGGCGGGGGATTTTCATCTTTTAATTTTTTTCTGAGAACTGATAATTCTTTGCAGCAAACTGTGCAAGTGTTTTTTCTGCCTCCAGTTGACGAGGCGAAGAACGGGAATTGTTCAATTTCTTTTTTCTCCCCGCACTTGCGGCATTGCTTCATTGAATCATAGTAATGTTTAGTTTGTGTATTTCAATTGGTGGTGCCACTGGGATTCGAACCCAGAACCAACGACTTAAAAGGACGCTGCTCTACCGTTGAGCTATAGCACCGAAATTTTAAAACTCAGGTCTAAACTTTTCCAATTCGACGGAATCGGACTTCAAGTACTTTTGCACCATCTTCATTTTCATTCCCATTCTCTTTGCGATATCACGAACATTCATATTGTGTTCGTGACGAAGATGCAGGATATGAAGTCTCAGAATATTCCTGTCATCATACGGTGAACCGCGACTTCCAAGGTCATAGAGTTGGGCTTCAGTTAATTGAACGTAAGACATTGTGAAATTGGTTGTCCCGCTGGGATTCGAACCCAGAACCTAGCCCTTATAAAGAGCTTGCTCTAACCAGTTAAGCTACGAGACAATGTAAATTGGTGGGCGGTGAAAGACTTGAACTTTCACTCAAAGGATTATGAGTCCTCTGCTTTAACCATTAAGCTAACCGCCCATTGGCGCGAGGACCGAGAATCGAACTCGGAACCAGCAGTTTAGAAAACTGCTGCTCTATCCAGTTGAGCTATCCCCGCGAAATTGGAGCAGCAGATGGGATTCGAACCCACAACATCCAGCTTGGAAGGATGGCGCTCTACCATTGAGCTACTGCTGCTAGTTTTAATTAATTTAAAACCTGTTCTTGGGGTTGATTCTTTAGGCGTTCACGCTCCCGAGCAAGACGACGCATTTGATTCTGATACTTGCGATCTTTCTTTTCGTCATAATTCAGAGCAGCTTGAAACTCATCACGATACTTGGCAAGGATGAAGTTGTAAGTCTTCATCGTGGAGGCGGCAACTGCCGCATCCGAATAACCGTTGAACGAATCAACGGAGTTGCTGGGCAAAGGAGCGTTTTCGTCCATTGTATTAATCAAATAAATACAGTGTGATACTTGAAATATTTTTGGCAACGATGAATAAACGCATCGTAGCGGTGGCTCATCGACATAGGAATCGGAGCAACTGAACACTTCCGAGAGCGTTCGTAAGCTATTTCAACACCCATTTTTGAATTAAAACGATCTCCAGCAGAGCCGTTGCACTTTGACCAACCGATATAAATTTCAGTTGGATTCAAGTCATTGACCGTAGCAGCAAATACTCCGATTCGCTGCCTCTTCTTGTTTAGGATGTAAACGTGAATTCCTTGTGGATTATTCATGATTGTGGTTATGAGCTTCGATGATGTAAAGATACCTTGTGCTGCGGGTTTCGTCAAGAGTTTTCCGCGAGAATTTTGTAGTCGATCTCAGTAATTCGGCTGTAGCTGCCGCACTTATGCTTGGTTAGCGAGTTATAAGCAAGACTAATCCGCTTCTGATTTGACTTGTTGGGTGGCACTGAATGAGGTAGGTAAGATGGGAAAATAATAAAATCTCCGTTTTTCAAATTAATAGGCATAATGGAATCGGTGTACTTTTTTTCTCTGTCTGGATTAGCTGGATTAAAAGGCTTTGGATCAATAAAATTTCTTGTTGTTTGAGCGTAAAGTTTATGAAAAACGATTACGTTATTGCTGTCCGTAGCTTCCAAATAAAGCACGCCAGAGGCAATTGAATTAGGATGAATGTGCTGTTGTGTATGTTCGTTTGGGTAGTTCCAGTTGACCCAACTCTGAGTCAACAAGCATTCGCCGTCAACATTCATTTTATTCCGAATGAAATTTGTCGTTTGTTCGCAGATGAAATTTTTAAGATTAATAAATCTTGGGTCATTCAAGATATATTTGTTTGTACTGAAATGATGGGTTGAACCCATGTTTCTGTCAGACGGATGCTCCTCTTCTTTCTTCAAAGAGTCAAATTCTTTCTTAAACTTTTTTCCAAGATTCATCTTGACCAGAGGAATCGGAAACATGTCAAGCGTTTCAGTTTGGATTTTCATTTTCGAGTTCACGATATTTTTGCTCTGCATCTTCTCTAGCATTTGGCCCGCCATAATACCAGCCTTTTGTGCCAAAATCTTCATCTTTGGGCAAATATTCTGCCGGTTCAATTTTAACTCCTTTAATTTCATATCCGTTGTGTTTTTGGATCAACACAACTTCGTAGCCACCGCACTTATAATACATTGCAACCTTGTCGGTGCGCTTAACCTGCTTCATGGAATAACCATGATTTTTCATTTCAATTGGGAGTGGTTTCATGTAAGACGATTATGAAATACTTTTGAACACTGCTTCAATCCATTAGCTTTTAAATGAGCGGAAGCCCATTTTAGTTGAGTGTAACAATCTTTGCAAACATATCCAACGTCAATGTCTTGACGGCATTCTTCTACGTTGGGATCGAACTGATACTCGCAGCACTGGCAAATAACGATTGCTGGCGCGCTCATGACCAAATGCGATGCTTTTCAGCAATCCATTCATTACCATCATAATCTTGAAGCGTCCATTCAACGTCATGAGGAATGTCAACAATTTTGAGTGAGCTATAAGAGTCGGCGGCTTCTTTTAAGCCAAGTTCTTCTACTGTTTCAAGTAAAACAGGATCGTCACGTTTCAAATCGTGTTCACTAAAATAATTGCCGTCAACATAAAAAATAAGACGGCGATCAGAAATCGCTGAACTTTTCTTTTCAGTTGTAAATTTCAACCTCTTCTTGTTAAGATAAAGCTCGACAGCTTTATCACTTAAACCGAAACCACCGAAATCAGCGTTAATTAATACTTTGCGAGTTTTCATAATTTTGGAGCCTCCAGTCGGATTCGAACCAACGACCTACAGTTTACAAAACTGTTGCACTACCACTGTGCTATAGAGGCGAATTTTTATTATTAAAATAGTTTGGTTTCTTGAGTAATTTTATGGTTAGCAATATGAATAGTATGATGCTAAATGACAACATTCAAGTGTAAAATAAAATATGGACAGTCCTCGTCTACTTCAAGCAGAAATTCACGCTAGTTTTAATACTGGTTCTGGAGATTGGGCAGCATACAAAGCCCAAATAACTGGATTATACTCTGCAACTGGTTATGCCGCAAGTGGGAACGCGACATTCGGGGACTTTTCTGACCATCTAATTAGAGAGTTTAACGGCAAAATCATAGAGTTGGGGATGCCAACGGGACTGACAATCCAACCCTATGACGCCGGTTACAGATTAACTGGGATTAACCTGTCCTAGCTCTTTGCTCTTGACGTAAGCTGACATAAGAACGCAGTAGTTCATAATGTCGAGGATAGCGTCTTCGTAGCTTTCGTTCTTGACGGCGAGCTTGCCATCATTAGCGAAAGTTGAGAGCCGAGAAACCTTGTCAACGATCCTTACAAGGAACCCCTGCTCTGCGGAGCAAACACCCATCGATTCGCATCGTTGGAAATTTGCAAAGGGATTATCTCCCTTGCTGCCAGCATAATCATTGTTCTTCGCCCTCATGATCCCGAGTGCTTTATTAGTCAACTCGGTATGATGCGCGAACAGTTGCTCTCTGGTCATGTCGATTTTTAATTAATTGTTTTTAGTGCAGCGCGGAACTTATTCAGAACCGTATAGAACTTTGTTTCCTTGTCAGTTGGTTCTGGAATAATGGAGCGTACCATTTCCTTGTCCTCTCCAACAGAAGCATGAACAATAACGTGGGCATCATCCGTGCGAGAAGTCTCTTGTGAGAGACACTGGATTGCCCATGCTACTGAGTTTTGCAGCGCGAGGTCATAAAAGTTCACACAATTCTTGAGTGAACCATCTTGTTCAAGGCTCCAAACCTCAAACCAATTCTTGTTTGGCTTAATATCTACGCTCAAGGGAGTAAATGTTTCTTCGTTCATTAGCTATTGGGTGTGTGGAACTGCTTGGCGCGAGCCAGCATGAAATCGTGAATGTAGTGACGAGTTTCCCTGTCAAGAAGGCGACCATTCTCTTGGGGAAGAGTCTTCACGACCTCATCGAAATTCAAACCAAAAGCGAGGCAAAGCCCCTTAATCTTTCGGTAAATACCGATCTCCTTATACTTGAGTAGAGCAAATGCAACGTCGAGTTCAGTCTCAGAAGCATTCTCTAGCTTTTCAACGAGTGGATTTTTATTCATAATTAATCAAAATGACGGGACAATCTGAATCTGACTAATGGGAACAGCATTCCCATCAGAATCGTAATGGTAAGTCGAATTAAACGGCAACTGACTAGTGGCAATGTCGAAAATCAGATCGACAGAAAGATCGTAGCCCTTCATGCGGCTCTGGATTTGCTTAATTGTAGGATATTCACCAATTGAATGCTTAGTGTCAATATAGTTTCGAATCTTTAGTTTAATGAAATCGTTTTCAACTTCATCGTCGGAAACTTCATCATTAATATTGAAATCATAATCAGAATCATAGTCAGGATCATAATCATCACTAGCATCCTCATTGTAAACGGCATTAGGAATTTCCTTACGCTCAGGCGTAATGTCGCTCAAGACGCGATACTTTGACACGCGCAACTTCTGATATTCGCAATCGGTCGGCACGCTAACAGCATCAGCAGGGTCAACCTCAACCACAAGGAGACGCCCATCAGAACCAGCCCAATTATTTGCATAATCGTAGCTGCCAACGTGCAGACCAAAAGAGCAGTGATTTTCTTTGTTATCATCGACAGAGCGGCGAGCAACCTCAATCATTTCTCCAACACCATTATAAATGGAACCATTAGCGGCAACATTGCCGCGCACAACAACAGTATCCTTGTTGCCCTGCTTCGAATAAAAATCATTATTAACTCCCTTGTAGGCGAGGAACTTTCCATCAGCAGTGATGGGAAGACTCTTGTACGAAAGGAAAGTGTAGAGTTCGTTGACTGAATTCGCAGAGGGATTCTGCATCAGACGGTCAATGAAGTTGAGCAGAGGCTCGGCATCCTTCGCCCCCTCCTTCAGCATGGCGAACAGCTTGTCCACCACAACGCCATGAACCTCAATGCCGCTGTGGAATAGCTTGCCATCATAAATGGCGATGGCTCCATGAGTCATGTTCTTGATCTTATTCTCAATCGTGATCAACTCAGGAATGAGATCGTACTGAGCGTCAAGGATAGCTTGGCGCAAGGAAGAGAAGTTCGGGTGCGAACTCTCAACGGTGTGCGGCTTGCCATCAACGAAAACGGTGATGGAATTGTCGCGCATGATGTAGGCTGGCTTATTCATAACTAGGATATATTATTGTGGTTTAGGACTTACGATTATCAACTAAATTAATGTAGTCAAGGAGAAGTTTAGCGGCACTTTTGACACCGTAGAAGGAACCGTAACGCCCCTCAAACAGTGCGAACATCATCGGATAAGACTGGTTGATTGTCAAGACTTCTTGCTTGATTTTTTCAGAAATTTTCGAGTCGAGAGTACAAATGTTATCATCGACGCAGTGGCGAGGAAAATCTCCCAAAACGTGAAACTCTTTGATTTGCTCTGGAGTGAAGCCATAGTCACCCATGTCGTCGCTTTTATTCCAAGCGTCGAAATAAACTGAAATCGGGTGATTGTCAGGCAAAGCTTTCCTCAGATCACTGAGGTGAGAAATCATAGGGAAAGAGCTTGTGCGAAATGACTTCTCCTCTTTGGCATTAAAAATTGATTTAAATTGAGCAATTGCCGCATTGAATTTGGGCATGAGGGCATCATGCAAATTAATAGCGTGAGCGGGGAGATCAGTCCTATCCAAGACGCCATAAACATTGTCATAATTGATGCCAAAATGCTTTGCAATCTTCCAGATAGTTCTGAAGTCGTGCATCTGAAAGTTTTTGTGATCACCGAAAACAATATCGTAACTGTTGCCGCCGTTATGCTTGATGTCAACATAATAGAAAGGATCGCTAGGCATTGGAACCTTTTCCTTGAAACTGTAGCTGTAATGGCTGTTGGAAAAGATTTTGCGTACATTGTTGAACTCTTTACTCTTGGATGAAACAGGAGTGAGTTTAGAAGCGAGGTGAATATGATCGCAAGAGTTATGCTTGTAAAGCAGTTTGCTTTCGGCGTCAGCAAGGGAAACTACATAGATTATCCCATCGATTCCCTTGGAACTCATTAATCCATTAACGCGATCATGAATGTTTTTAACGTTATCATTGATAACGATACGCCAATTGTTTCCACCAGCATAAAACATCTTGGCACTGATAGTCTTTTGGACGTTCTGGGCCTTCTTTGACAACCGCACAAGATTGCGAGTGCTGCGAGACTTTCTGTAAATAGCCAACGGGACAATCGGATCACCGTTGATTTTAATTACATTTTTATTGGCATCAGTGAAGTTATAATTAGCGTCGCAGCAAAGCGACTCAAGGTTATTGGAGCCGCTCAAAAGATACAGCTTTTTAAAAAACTCTGCTGAGTCAGAAATCGCATCGATTTCTTTTTGAACTTGCGTTTTGATTTCCGTCTCCAGCTTAGAGATGGCGCGAGCAATGAAGTTCTTGGTCTGCGCGTTGTATTCTAGATTCTCGCGAGAGTGGTGCAATGCAACCGAGCCAACCGGAAAGAAAAAGACGAAGAAATTAGAGACGTAAGAGTTAGAGAAAGCCTTGTAAATCTTTGACGATGCAATCGGATGATTCGCAAGATTGTCGAGATTCAATGGATAGGAAATGCCGCCCATCACAATGATAGGATCGGAGCGTCTGTTCCTTTCCATTCCCCAATCAGCGTTCTTGATTACCCACTCTGGGACCAAACGGGAAAAACCTTTGCAAACAAACTTCTCGTCAGAGAAGCGAATGACCTTGTTGATTTCGCATTCGAAGTTGGAAATGTCCTCGCTTTTAACTGCAACAGAAATCTCAATGCCACTCGGCTCAGAAGTGGAAGTGTCAGAGAGCTTGGTGAAACGAGTGTCGCCATGCTCGTCAACGTACACCGAGATGACGATCTCGTTTCCGTTGTGGCGAGACGTAACCGTAAACGAATCGGTGTACGATAGCGGTGCGAAACGACCAATGCCGAAACCGCCGATTGAATCGTTATCGCTGCGCTTAGTGGAGCGACCATACTTGGTGTAGAGACCAAAGAGGTCAGACTCGGAAAGACCCGCGCCAAAGTCACGCACAACGAAAGTAGGACTCAGGCGAGTGGGCGCAGTAATCTCAACGTCACGGGATGAACCCTTGTTAGCATCTACCGCATTCGCGATGGT